TTTCGCCGGGTCGAGCCTCAGATTTGGTTGAGTGTGTTATCTCCGTCTCTTTAGATTTAGATAACACACTCAACCAAAAAAGAGGGAGGGGAGAGAAAAAAGGGGCTTGGCGTCGAGCTCACGGGAGATTGTGGAAATTTCCTGGAAGTGTCGTTGTGCTTGCTTTCACTGCCGCCCCCCCCCCATGGTCCGGACCCGCAACGCAGCACGCAACGAGCACACTGAAGTCGAAGTCGCCATGGTACTCGCCGAAATCCTGCCGCGCCTCGAAGCCCGTCTACACCCCTGCCCACACTGCGCGTGTCCCGAATGCCAGGCGGTAAAAGCGCTGCTGGCGGTCTTGCAAAGCGACCCAGCCGGTGAAAGCGCTGCTGCAACGCGACACAACCGCCTAGCTTTTTTGCAAGCAAGAAAGAAATGTCGGAGGTGATTCTCTTGTCCGCGATGGTCAGTGTTGTCGTCGCATCGCTGTGGTGCCTGCCGATCAATGTCAAGATTCGTGTCCGGACCGGCTAGCGCGGCAACTCCTTCGCGTAGGCGTGCAGGCGCTTGATCGCATCTGTCCAGTACTCCCTGCCCGGCGGAAAGTAGGTGATCGTGTACGTATTGAGTTCGAGATCGGGAATCGCGATGCGCACACCAGTGGTGTCCGATGCCATGGGTGGCGTGACGAGTTCCTTGGTGCATCGGTCTGTCATGTCAAAATAGCGCTTTTGCGACAGCTTCCCGTCAGCATGCTTTTGCAGAATCCCAGCGACATCGATCGCACTGCGGCTGTGATCCAGGTACCCAGGCTGCGCAATGATCCAGTCGACAATCGTGCCCGGTGGCAGTGCGTTGCCGAGCAGGAAGCAGATAAAATCCATGCGAGAGAAGGTTTGAGATGTGATGACGCCGTTGCCTTGCTGCTTCATGACAGTCACGCCTTTTTCGCCGAGGTGCGGTGCGAGCAGCATGCGAAGGTGGTGCTCAGGCCATTCGTGAAGCGGTGGCAGCAGGTCAGCCAGCACGTTGTCCACCATGACGCGGCGCGACTCATTGCACTCGGCGAGCAGGCGGCCGACCAGGTCGCGCTTCATCAGTCCGTGGAAAACTACAGGACAGTTCGACCGACAATCTCCCGTAAGCTCGACGCCAAGCCCCTTTTCTCTCTCCCCTCTCTCTTTTTTGGTTGAGTGTGTTATCTAAATCTAAAGAGATGGAGATAACACACTCAACCAAATCTGAGGCTCTGCCCGGCGGAAACCCCCTTCGCGTCGGGATTATAAAATTAGTAACATTGTTTCTTTAAGTAGATGTAAAGTGAATGTGAACTTGGGGATCGCAGTGGAATCTTCGTAGAGATTTCTTAATTACCGCTGGTTTCTGTTCCCCGTGGACCACCCTGGCCCTCCTCTCAAAATACTCAGACGGACTGCGCGCACAATGCCCAAGCGTTCCTCCGCGAGCCGCAGCAATACGCCGCCGGTTGCTCATTCCGTGCCCGCATACTACAATCATGGCCAAGGCATGGGAAACCATCACGCAGTACAAGATGCCGAGTTCGAAGCCGTGCGCAACATGCCGCTCACTGCGCGCAAGTTTGACATGTTGGCATCGATCCTGCTGAAGCGCATTCCTGTCACAGACCTGCACAACATGCTGCAGGGCAAGCATGGACCGGCGTTCGACCTGGCCTTCTACCTGAACCAGATGCGCATGACCCACATGCAGCTTTTCTCGCTCGCCTACGACCTCGGCCTCAAGAGCGGCTGCTACATGACCGAGGAGGCCTCCATGCGCGAACTTGAAGAGCTGGCCGAGCAAGTCTCGTGGCCGTGCACCCAGGAGATCCAAGCAGCGCAGGCCACGCAGCCACACTCTTCGGGCAACACGATGTCCGTAGCGCAGGTAACCGCTTTCGCCCGCCGCTTGCATCCCGCTCCAATGCCACGCCTTTCGCCTTCCTCCACACGCTCGCGCAGACTTTGCAAGCAACAGATCCACTCCCATTGCGCACGCGACTCGCACTGCTCTTCGCAAGTCGGCATGACCCACTTCTCCTGCAACTGCAATTCGCGCTCTGTCATACGCGCCTTGCGTCGCTTCCACACTGGACAATGCTGCTTTGAGTGACCGTAGTAATGACACACTCTGCATGCCCGTGGCACCATCATCGCACCGCTCGGCCCCACTGCGTCACACAACTGACACATTTCAGAGAAAATCGCTTGCGCTGCCTGCCATCGGTCGCTCGTGATCGTACTGAGCTTCGCCTTCAGCTGTTGCACTTGCTCACGCACCGCCTTCTTTGGTCTGACTCCGTTGCTGCGCGCCATCACAGGTGGCCGAGAAAATCACTGGCGAAGAACCGACCTTGCCAGCGCCGGCAACTTCGCCACTACCCGAAGAGGACATGCTGCCGCTGCCGGCTAATTTCCTTGAGCAATTCTAGTAAGTTTCCAAGGTACGAGTGGAATGCGGGACGCAGACAGAGCGTATGTCATAGCACTCGTGTGGGCCTGGCTAGCAGAGCATCCTGAGCACTATTGCAGCTGGGTCAAGCCGTTCCTACAGCTGCGCTGGTCGCCTAGTGAACAGCGCATGCTAGCGACGCGTGTAGGGGGGCACTATCGAAGGTTAGCGCAGTGGGCAAGGGTTATACCGGCACTGAACTGTACGTGTAAATTCGAAAGACTGACGCAGCCGGCAGTGTTGAGCACACCAGAGACCCCAATCCGGCTGCGCTGGAACGAGAACGGCGACTTTATTCCGCGAAGGTACCGGGCACTCGTTTGGGCGTAGCGAACCAGTTATACGCGCCGTATGCTGTATCTAAATACAAAAATTTGCGGTCCCCGCTCACTGCGTACGCGCTCCACAGGGCGCCATGCACGGGGCGCTGCTTCGCCCACCACGCTACTCCGCCAAACACCCCCTCATTCCCGTTCTCCATGCCACTGAGCCAACGCACGCCGATCACAGCAGCCAGCGCACGCAGGGCATCATTCGCATTCGAAGCGAGTGTCACGCGCAACGGAATACACACGGTCCAAAACAACAAGCCACGTGCTTCCATTCTCATGTCAAATTTGGAATTATGCTTCCGGGTCAACCTCAACCTCAGCTTCGTCGTCAGGAATCTCCACGCCAGTCAGTTGCGACAGTTGACGCTTCAAAGTGATGTTGTCCACGACCATTTTCTTCAGTGCCTCATTCAACGCTCTATTGTGCGCGACCACTCGGTCAACTTCCTTCCTCATTGCCTCATTTTTGGCAGCAAGGCGCTGCTGCTCCACCACCAGGCCTTCAAGCTTCACATTCTGCGTTTCGATGCTCTCCTGGTGCTTCAACACGATGCGCTGAATTTTTTCAAAACGCTCTGGCACATCGTGCAGCTCTTCGTTGTGCTGCGTCAAGATCTGATAGATCTCCTTGATCGCGCCCGGGAGGTCTTCAGCCATTCCGCCTTGTTTTTGTTTTGCCCCCCTCCACGCGCCACCCCCCCCGATCCAAATTATCAAAATGTTTGACACCCCCCGATCCACGTTTGACTATGCTCGTCGGCACTTATGAGAATTGCAGCAGTACCATGGTAGTATTTTCCCTATGTAACACGGGGGTGGATTGGTGGTCGACACAAGAGACCACGAGCGAGAACTTGCTTGGAAATCTCGGCACGTCGCGTCACCCCCCACTCCCCCCATGTCAGGCTTTGCAAATGTCGGTATGCACCACGCCGGGATGCCCGCATACAACCCGCAGCCCAATGTCAATCGTGGCAATGCAGGCGGCGGGCATTCCTCAGCCGAGACACGCCGCGCGCGAGGCACTGCCCGTGGTGGTCCGTCGTACTGGGCATCAAAACTTCCCGCTGAAGCACCAGTCCCGGGCAGCCTGTTCACCTTTGAGCGAGTGCAGGCGATGCAGTGCGAGAGCGGTGTGGTCTACCCAGTGAAGCGCCCGAGCGACGAACACGAGTATTTTACCCAGTGCATCGAAAAGCTGCTTGCCCACATTCAGGTTCTGCACGGGGCGCCATCGTGCGACATCATTGCGGCGTTCCAGCAGGCAGACGACTTGGAGGTGGTGGAAGTCAAGTACCACCAGCTGAAGCGGATCATGCCAGTAGCCGAACACTACAACAACTGGGGCGAAGATCCTGACTACCGCCCGACGACCTACGAGACCTACAAAGACATGATGGACGACAGCAAAGTGTTTGCGGTGAATCCGAGTGGTGAGCACTTTTTCGTGACCAAGGCGAATGCGTGGGACTGGACGTTTCAACTCCTTATCAAAGGTGATCTCGGCTCGTTTTCGAATACGGCTGCCGGCGATCAGGCTCAGCGCAAACTTACCTACGCCATGCAAATGAGTGTCACCAAGCTGCCGCGCAACCTCGAGTATCAGGTCAAGGCAGGGTCCAAGGTGCTGCAGGTCGACTTTGGTGAACTCGTGGCTGGGAGCTTCGTGCCGTGGACCAATGCAAAAGTGTACGTTGCGGACAAAGGCCTGTTCGAAGCTCTGGTCAGCCACAAGTCCTGGCAGCCGCCGCAGGTCGAAGCCGAGCCCGAGGAGGAGTGTGAGCAGCTGCGGCCTGGCAAGAAGTATGACTTCAAGGTGATGGATAACCGGCTCTGCGCGTACTTCCCTGGCAAGAAGGACGAGGGCGAGTACAAGGAGCTGGCCAACTTCACGATCGACAGCGTTTTGGCTATCTACCAGTACGCCGATCGCGAGCGCGGCCTTCCGTGGTTCCGCTACAAGGTGCACATGGTCATCGACGCGGCAAAGTCGGAGTCCATCTACGTGACGCCCGAGTCTGACGTGAAACTGACCATGTACCGTGACGTGGGTCGCATCGATGCGGAGGTCCTCGTGCCGATCGACGAGGTGGAGGACAAGACGCTCTCAACGTGGTTCTCAAAGGTCTGTTCGTACTTTCGTTGCCACGGCTACTTTCGGGTCGAGCACTTGATCGCGCTGACGACGGAGCTGACGCCATGGCCGCGCATCACCCGCATCGTCACGACCTTCGGCCGCCAGCCAGACTCAGACCTCTTCGTGTTCGGCAACTGCTGCTATGAGCGCGGCGTACTGTACACGCATGAAGAGATGGGTGTCACTGTCCTCCCGCACCTGTTCGGCGGCAAGGAGGTCATCATCCCGATCCCGCTGGCCAAGTTCCCCAAGATCCTCATCGTGCCGCAGGACTGGGTGCGCTACACCTTCTTCGTCAACTTCTACTCGACCATCCTGCCGCAGCAGTTCTTGAACAACACGATGCAGGCCAAGGCGAGCTTCGCGCTGTCCGTCATGCACCTGCAGTGCTCGAAGTTCTGGGACGGCGGCGCGGTCGGCGACATCGTACCCACGGGCTGGCTCAAGTCCGCAGCGCCGAACACGGGCAAGACCGAGATCGTCATCGCATGCAACGCGTTCGCCGGCTGGTGGCACAAGAAGATCACGATGGGCGCGTGCTCCTCGCTTCCGGCCGTGATTAAGCGCCTGACCATGCAGCGCGACCTCTCGCTGTGCCTCGACGAGATCGCCACGAAGGTCTCCGCCGATCAGGAGAAGAGCAAGAAGCTGAAGGACATCGTGCACATGTGCGCGAATGGCTCGTCTCGCGAGGTCTGCGGCAAGTCAGAGGAGCCGCTCACCACCTTCATCGGCACGGCCAACATCGTAGTGAACGAGGACGACGACGCCTTCCTGCAGCGCCTCCTGCTCATCCTCTTCTCGCCGCTGAACGCCGAGGGTGTCGACATGTCCGCGTCGGCGCCGCGCCAGGAGGAGTGGAAGGCGGCGAAGGAGCTGCTCTCGTGCCTGCAGCCGGACCTCGAGCGCATCCTCTGGGAGGGCAAGCTGGATCGCGAGGCGCTGACCGACTGGTGCCACTTCATGAACCTCGCCACGTCGACCGTCTACTCGCGCAACGCCAACCTGTGGGGCTTCCTCGGCTATTACATGTGCATGCTCGAGGCCATGAGCCAGGGCACGACCGAGGACCTCGACGCGATCTTCGAGTTCCTTTGCAAGTCGGTGGTCCGCCAGAACTACATGGCCACGAAGCACTCGTCGCAGATGAACCAGTTCGTGCTCGCGATCCACAACTGCCGCACCTCGGCCGCCGCGAACCCGCTGATCAGCGAGGACCGCGCCATCTTCTGGCACAACTGGCGCACGACCGAGCGGCCCGACAACATCTTCCACCAGTGCGTCGAGTACTACGCGGTGCGCGTCGAGGCGGTGTGCAACGTGATCAAGAAGGTGCTCAATCTCATTTTCAAGCCCGAGGAGATCCGCCGATCGGTCGAGGACTGCCAGTTTGCGTTCTTTGGGCGCGCCAAGTTCTACGACGTGTCCAAGTTCAGCTACCCGCCGCAGAAGCAGTACTACGACGAGGAGACGCACACGATGACCAACATCCCGCTGCCCGAGGACGAGCTGCTAGAGTGCCACGTCAAGTTCCATCGCTGCATCTTCTTCCGCAAGAACAAGTTTGACGAGATCATCAATGAGGTCGACAACGTGATGCGCGACGCCGCCGACTACAAGACGATCATGATCAAGTCCGCGCGCCGCGAGGTTGGCACGTACAACTTCTACAACGCACTGACGATGCGCGAGCCGGGCTGGTTCGGATGGCGCGCGGCGGGCACCAGTGCGTTTGGCAAGTACTGCGGCGTGAAGAACGAGGTCGCAAACATGCGCAACGTGGACCACCTCGAGCTCGTGCCGGGTGTCCAGCAGATGTGCATTGATAAGGGGTTTGGTGGACTTGGAGACGTGTTTATGCCTTCTAATCTGCTCAAGTACTACGGCTACACGCGCAAATCGGACAACTCGCTCCCGGCCTGTCTGCGCATCAATCCGTTCCTCTTTCGCAACGCGGAGAACGACACACTCATGCCCGACGACCCACGCTCGATGCACTACCACGCCGGTCTCGTCGATGACTACGACGCCCCGAGCAAGCGGCAGCGCGACGAGTCTCCGGCTTCCTCACGCATGCCGCTCTCGGAATCCAACACGCCACGCCACCCGACCGCACCAAAGTCCGTACGCATCGCAAGACGCATCTCGGAGAGCGACGATGAGGGTGAGGACCTGTTCGATGAGGACGGTGACGAAAGCGAGCCCGAGGCTGACTCAGAGGACGAAGCGTTCATCAACGACTACGACATCGAGAACGAGCAGCCGTTTCACTACTGTGACTGCGGCGAGCCGATTCACGCCTCACAGCGCATGTGTGCTGCCTGCGAGTGACTCGCTCTGCGGCACCATCTTCTTGTAGATCTTCATCGCCTTCCACTCGTCGCACTCGGGGCGCGCCTTCAGCAGCTTGGTCAGCTTGCTCTTGTCGAACTTGACCGCCTGCGGGGCCACGATGTCGACGATTGCCTTGGCGACAAGTTCACGCGAGCCGTCCTGTGCGACATCGAGACCGACTTCGATCTCGGAGTGGCAGTCCTCGCGTTGTGCATTGTGTGTGAGTGAAGCGAGCGCCTGCCTGTCGGACAGGATGGCGGCGCACATGAACGTCATGCGCCCGGCGGCGGCGTCGTACGTGTCGCGATCGTAGTCGACGCCAGTGCGCAGCTCAATGTAGTACGAGCTAAGCATCGCACATTACTTGGCGCCTAGAAAAGTATATGTAAGTGAGAGCGCACAGGCCGCCTACCGCGAAGGAGCCGAGGAAGCCTAGAAAGAGCTCGCTGGTGTCCACGAGTGCGTATGCGGGGAGATTCGGGAGTGCAGGGCAGCAGGTTTGTGTCTGTTTCGGGACCGGCTGCTTAGGCTGTTCTAAAATAGGCGCGAGCTTCTCTTGCATCGGTACGACTTTCTCCGGTTTCGGTGTGGGTGGTGGTGCGGCCGGCTCGGGCTCGGGCACGTCCGGGTGCGGCAGCACTACAGTCTCGACAGTCGGCTCTTTCACGTAATCTGGATGCTCCTCCATGTAGTGATGCACCATACTTACCTGCTTAGAATTACTCCTTAAGCTGCACGTCGCCCGACGGCTTAAGCTGTGTGTCGCCCGTTCGCGCGCGCAGTGCCATCATGCTCTCCTTGTCTGCGCCCTTTCGCACATACGCGGCTACGACCTCGGCCCAATTGTCGGAGGGGTACAGGCGGATGTCAATGTACGGGTTCTCGTTGTCAGTGTAGAACGGGAGCCCCGCGCCGTCGAGCAGCATGAACTCTTGCTTGTACTTCTTGTGTGTACCCTTGAACATCTGTTCGAGCGTGGCCTTCATCTTGAACGTGTCGAACTGTATGTAGCTGAAGTGGTTCACAGTCAGCAGGCAGTGAAAGTGGGGATGGTGGTAGGTCGGGCCGATCTCCATCCCCGCGTCGACGCTGACCGACTCGACGTGCGTCATGTAGCGGTCAGAGGTGTACGAATTGCGCCCGCCCTGTCCGCCGTAGAAGCGCGTCTCCTTCTTGCGTGGTGCGTCGATCGGCACGTACGTCTTGGACGAGACCGAGTCGCCGCTGCCGTATTCGCGTAAGCGCTGGCCGAACAAGATGAGCTGACACAGCTCCTGGTCGTTGCCGAAGATCGTGCGCACGGCGTCGCCCATCCTCTCCAGCACGAAGCGCGCCTCCAACTCGCTGAACACGCGACGGTGCAAGGAGTACGTGATGAACAGGCGCGTCTGCGTCAGCTTCCGGCGCTGTACCTGCGGTGCGCTCGGGTGCGCTTCGCCGCCCGCTGCTACGACCTTCAAGTTGTAGTCGCGCACGTAGTCGTCGCCCTCCCAGTCGCTGTTCGCTCTCGTGTACGTGCGCTTGATCACCTGCTCACCTTTCGTCTCGTAGGTCGGTCGTTGGCCCACGTCGTTCGACTTGAGCTCGCGATGCCCAGGGGTGACCAGCTGCTGAATGATCAGCTTGTCCGGCAGGCGCGTCTCGACACGCTCGAGCTCCGGATCGAACTTGGGTGCGGTGGGCTCGCGCGCGTACGCGTCCAAATGCGCCATGGTGTAATGCGCCTCATGCAGCACGTCTCGCAGCGCGCGATTGTACTTGCCCCCTCCCTCGCTCGGGTCCAGCACCAGTGCCTTCTTGCTCGGCGTTACCGGCGGCGGGCTCTTGCTGTCGACCCCGGCGTTGTCGTGCGGCTCGTAGCTCTCGTCCAGCCACTCGATAATGCGCTGCAGAATCTTCGTCGCCGCCTGCATGCCGTCCTGACTCCCCTGCTGCCACTTGGTCGGCGCGCGGTCGTAGTACTTCTGCACGTAGACGTCGGGCGGCTTGATCACCTTGGTGACCATGCTCTCCTTCCCATCAGGTCCCTTGGCGCGTACGAGACACGCGTTGCGCTTCGTGTACTCCATGACCTTCTCCAAGTGCAGGTCGATGCGCTCCTGGATCCGCTGCCGATAGGTCTTCTTGTTCTCGTCCGTCGGCAGGCGAGGGAAGAGCAGCTTGTACGCCTCGACCTTGCCCTTGCCCTTGCCCAGCGCATCGACGAGCTGCTGCCGGAAGCTGTCGTCCTTCGCGAGCACGCCGCTGTCGGTCAACTGCTTGTACGTGTGCGCCCGGTTCGCGCCCTGCGTGTAGTGCCCATCTGCGACGCGCGGCTTGTGCAGACCTGCAGTCTGAATGTACAGGAACCACGGGTCGAACAGCGTACCGTCCTTCAAGCGTGTGTTGGCCAGAGGCAGCCACCAAGTGTCGAGCTGCGTCGCGCCCGGTCGCAGCTGCCCGCTCGTGACGTTGAGCAGGTGCGCCGTGACGCGTCCCGTGCGCAGGTACTGTTTCGGTGCGGTGTCCAGTGTGTTCGCGCAGTCTCGACAGACGTTGCCGTACTTGATCGAGCGCATGAGCTTGTACTTCTGCATGCCGTAGCAGACGCGCGCGCCCTTGGACCGCACGACGCCCTGCACGAGCTCGTCGTACCCAAGCTCGCCCTTGCTGTCTTTATGCTCCGGGTCGTACGTGTGATTGATGTAGCGGCGAAAGGTCCACGGCTGACTGTTCCTGTGCGCCATCACCAGATGCGGAAGTTTCTTGTACCGCCGCGTCCACTCCTCCGCAAGTGGCCCGCTGTTCGGGTGTGCGTTGTTGACCACGTAGCTCTTTGCCGTGTGCTGGCCATTCTGCTTAAAGTAGGGCGCACTGCTCGTCGGCGTGTACCCGAGCAAGAAGAGGTGTGTCGGCCAGTTGTGGTAGCCGACGCCGTCCTCGCCGGCTGGATTGTTGTCGATCTCCGCGCGAGCCGCCTGCACCCCCGCGGGGAAGTCGATGCCGTCCTTACCGCCGATCTTGACGGTGTCGGGTGGCGTCGTGCGCGTCTTCGCCATCACCTCCTCTCTGCTCCAAAAGCGAGGCTCGTGGAACGGCAGCGGGGCGTACCGGTGGTCCTGCTCTCCCTTCGTGTCGGCGCGCCAGTACTGATGCTGCCAATGCGTAGTGTAGTCGACAGCGAGCCAGTAGGTGGCGTACATGTACTTGTACTCGTAGAAGGGGCGCGAGCAGCGTGTGCACCCACTGCAGTACGTCTCACCGTCCTTAAACACCGAGTTCATCGGCTGGTACGGCAAGTACTCGTAATGCCACGGTGTCTGCAGCCACTCGAGTACGGTCATGTCGGAGCGCACGTCGTCGACCGAGGCCGTCTCGTACGCGAGCCAGTCCTTCGTGGTCTTGGGTTGGTTCGCAGCGCCGCGCCACAGCGTCTTCTCGGCGGTGACGAATGGGTTTTTCTTGAGGGCCTTCAGCTTTGTCGAGAACACGGGTTTCAAGATTCGGAAGCCTTTGTCGTAATTGACGTCGGGGCATTGCACGGCGGCGCGCGCGTTCGGCACGTAGATGCCGTTCATCATGCCCTTTCGTTTCGTCGCCACGTCGATGCGGTTGGCGGTCCCGAGCTCGCCCGACTCGTCGTAGTAGATGGACAGGATGCGGCGCATGTTCTTGGCGAAGAGCTCGCGCAGTGCGGCGGGCAGTGAAGTGTTGGTGTACGAGTCCAGGGGCATGTCCAAGATGCGCCGCCCGTCCTTGCGACCGCTGAAGTGGCCCTCGCGCAGCTCCTCGCCGTAGTCGTTGTACACAAACTCGAGCTTCGCCGGCACGTTCGAGCGCAGCAGCAGGTTGCTGACCGAGCCGTACCTCTTCTCGTACGCTTCGACCTCCGTGGCGTTCATCGTGTTCGAGACGTCGAAGCCGTGTTCGGGCTTTCGGTAGACGTCCTGCGGCGCCCACGGTGAGAACGCGAGCGAGTAGAAGTGCTCGTTGCCATCTGTATCGTTGTTGCGACGGGGCGCCCCCGGCTCCAGCATCGGTTCGTCGGCTTTGGCCACTTTGTTCAAGAGCTTCTGCCGCACTTTGCTGTCGACCGCCGCGAGATCGGCCTCGATGTCGCCGTCCACCATGTCGTCCGAGGCCGCGATACTGGCGGGTCGCGAGTCGCCGTTGTGCATGTCGATCGCCGTCAGTTGCTGGCGCTGGTTCTCGGCGTTCACCGCGTCTGCGCCGCTCTCGCCCACGTCGTCGTCGTCGCCGTCGACAGGTAGGTACGGCCCCTCTGTAATCTCACTCACCTCCACCTGCTTCGCCTCCTTCGCCGCGATCGGCAGGGTCGCCGTGGGTTTCTTCGCCGTGTTCGCTTGCGTGCCGACGACGGCGAACCCGCCTTGCGACTGGTCGGCAGGAGGGGCTGGCTCTTGGTCGCCCGTCAGCGCCCCGTACAAGGCCTGGATGTACTTGACGCTGCGCTCCTCCTTGCCGTACGCGGCGTCGTGTGGTTCGGTGAAGTACTTCGGGTCCAGCTTGAGTGCGTAGCGCTGTCTGTTCGCGAGAGTGACGAGCGGCGCGCGTTCGAGCACGACACAGAGCGGTGCCATCTTCGGCGTGAACGTCATGTAGTTGAAGTCGTACGCGATAGAGTTGTCCTTCCAATCTGGCCAAGGCTGATACAGCGACTTCTGCCTTTTGCCCGCACCGACGTCCTTTGGTCCGCTCACAGTCTGTGCGTCCGTGTAGTGCGGGTACAACCACAGAGCTGCCGGAAAGCTCCACCCAAAGTTGAGTTCGCCCTTGTTCACGCCGGTCTCAGTCTCGAACTTGGCAGCGCGCTTGCTCGTGCGGCGATCGTACATGCGGCCCTCCCAATCGCTGTCTTTCAACGCATCGACCCAAGTATCCGCCCACAACGCAACATTGACTTGTGGCTTTGAACCTCTAGCATAAATCGTTCGCCTGCGTGATGTGTCAAATGTTACGTCTGCATAAGGGTGGCTTCTGTCCGTTTGCTCCTCCTTCCCAGAAAACCCTGCCCAAGCGGTCAGCAGCGTGACAAGACCTGTTTCCTTTTCTGCATTTGTCGCAGGGTGCGCAAGCCAGTCCCAACACAAACCAGCAGTCCGAGACGGTAGCTCGACTTGCGGAAACTCAAAGCCCGACAATTCGTCTCCTAACCATTTGCCGTCCTTGGCCACTTCTTTGACAAGAATGGTAGCAGGCTCTCCTTTACTGTTAAATTCAAGCTCGTACGCGGGGTTTGGCATACGCATGCGCACGTCAAACTTCTTGCCATGTGTCGTCACTTCATGGTACCAGTTCCACTCCTTCTTGCGACAATCAGGGTAGTAGTATAAGCCGTAGAAGGCGGCCATGCGATTACCCAGGACCAAGCATCCAGTGTCCTGTGTAATTTCTTTCTTGATGTCCGACGAGCCTGTTGACTTTGGACCTGTAAACTGCCGTGAATTTGACTGCGCGTTGCAATTGTTGAGAAATCTCGTGCGCATCGTGCGCGACATGCCTGCGCTCTCCCACCACGCAAGGTAACTAACCCCGACCTGGCCGATGGATTGCAACTCCCATAAGGGTCGACTCTTGCGTTCACGGTAGTTTCCATCGTATGGCTCGTCAAAAAAGCGCGGGTCAGACGTGTTCGACAGCTGTGTACTGCCGCCATTCAACGACGTGAGTCCCTGCGTTTTCGGGGCGTACACCTTCTCTTTGCTGCCAGGCTTTACATGTGCAGACGTTTTGGTGTTCACGTCGTAGTGCGTGGTCTGACGTATGTGTAACTTACCGCCACTGCCCTCGGTCAACACATGGAACATCATGGCTTGAAACAGGGGGCCGCCGTCTTCTTTCGTCGGGTCGTAACACGTGGCGGCTATCCACACTTCAAAGGAAGGGATCTCTTTTAGGGTCCAATTTTGCTTTAACGCATCTAACCCTTGCTCCATACTCTTACCGGGTTTACCTTGCCCCATTGGCAGGTAGCTCACTTTCGACATGATTACTCTGATTACGGAAAAATTACCCCTCTAATGCCATGCCCTTATGAATGTACTGCTTCATCACCGTGGCCCAATCGGACGACGGCAGCAGCTTGACCTGAATGTACGGCATGCCGTTGCAACGCAGCTTGCTACCGTACAGTGTGCTGATCTGTCCGTAGCCGTTGTACGCGTCCTTGAACATCTTCTGCATGACCGGCATGTTGACTTGGACCTGGCTGTAGTGGTGCAGCGTGAGCCAGATGTGACAGTGCAGGCGCTCGAGGTTCTCGCCCGTCTCGACGGCGGCCTGCCACTCGACCTTGTACACGACATCTTCGAACACGTCGTCGCGGTAGTGCGCACTCTTCGGCCCGAACTTGATGTACGTGCACAGCGCGCTGTCCTGTGACAGTAAGTCGAGCGCGTACTTGCACGCGTCCTTGCCCTCTTGCACGATCTCACCGGCCATGTCGAACCCACACTTGCGATTCGTGTTCAACGTGATGAAGAAGTTGGACTCGTGCTTGCGACGCGCCTCGTTCGGGTCCTTGTCGTCGTAGTAGTCCTTGCTGCCGAGGCGGATGGTCGGCGCGCGCTGGATTACGTGGTTTGGATAGCGCCAGGCACCGGTGCTCTTAATTGACGGCTTGGCCACGTCACCCTTCGCCTTGGTCAAGAGAATGTTCTCCACGGAGATGCGCGTCGGCTCGCGTTTGACCATGACTTTGTCGAAATTACACTTACGTGCGGCGCCCTTCCACAGAAGTCGACTTACTGCAGCTACTCGTGACTGTCTCATCACTGAGAGTCAGAAAAATGCACTGCCATTTAGGGTTCTTCCGGTGTCTCCTGCTCTGCCTGTTCCTGCATCTTAGTGTAACGTGCATAGGCCTCCGCGCTGCAAAACTTGAACGCATGCAATTCTTTGCCATTCTTACCTTCCCACGGACACTTGACACGGTACGCGTAACGGCCGTTGCTCAATACAACCACTGGGGGGTTCTCCACTTCAAACTTTTGCTTGGTCGTCATACAAGTCATAGTTACCTTCTCCATGGCTACTACTTACTCTCAGAAAAGTGCTCAAATTTCGGTTCCAAAAGCAAGCACTTTCATGGCGCCCGACTGGTTGTTGAGTGACGAACGCGCGCTCTACGTCGACGGAATCGGGCACTTGGATCAATACGGCTCGTACATCGATACATTGTGGGAGAAGGGGGTCGTCTACTTCATACGCGACATGCTATTTAAGGAGGTGCAGATGCGGTTGGAGCGCGGCGAGAGTGCGAAGTGCCTCCGTCCACTGATTACAAAACTCAATGCATTAAATTCTGACATACGCAAGTGGGAGCAGAATGGAGGCAGAGTCATCCCAGACCCAGAACACTGAACTCCCGCCCCTCCCAGTCCGCCAACTCGCCTACGAGTACGATAGTCCTACCGGTGTGGACGTCTACATGCCAGGTCCCTCGTGGGCCGACCTTGCCGACGAAGACCCTGAGATGCGTCTCATGGGCCCGCCAATGCACATTCCAAGTCACATCGACCCAGATTGGGTGCTACCGCGCCGCGCCGCCCGTCGCCCGCCCTCTCGTGTGTCCGTGGAGCCGTTCCTGACGACTCAAAACGCCTTCATGTTGCTCAGCGAGGATGAGCCTCCAAGACCGCAGCGGGTGGCGTCGGTGTCTGCGCTGCGACCCGCGCCTTCAACTTCTTCGCAAGAATCCGACCATCGGTCTGGCCCACTTTCTGAGTGCTCGCCATTTCCTGCGGACGAAGCGCAGCCTGTGCCGCCGTCGCCTCGTATTGATTGAGTGCGGCTTGCATCTGTTCTCTCGCTTCGGCGTAACCGCTCATGCTCATGCACTGAATCTCTTGGCGCTTGCGTTTCTTGCAAAACTGTTCGTCGAAATGTGTCTTTGTGAAGGAGATGTAGCGCTCGCGCGGGAAGAACGACTGCTCTCGCGACTGTTGAACCAGCAGCACGTCGCCGTACAGCTGCATCTTAAAGAGGTTCGATGCGTGTGGGTTGTGTGGTAGGTCTTTGACGGCGTAGTACCAAACGGAGAGGTCGCGGTCGGTACCCTTGTTGCCCTTCTTGCGCATCGAGTGAAAGCTGTTTGGTGCGCCGTGGTACGAGAATGGCTTGTGTAAGTAGTGTTCGAACCTGAAACGGCCGGTGCATTCACTCGTAGTGTCGGGGTGTATGAGTACTTCGAACACCTCACCCGCAGGTGAAATTTTGACGCCGGTAATCGGGTGCTTTTGAAAGACACACGCGTTGTGAAAGTCTTGCGCGCTCATGCGGCCCTTGGTGTGCGCCAGCTCCTCGTAGTGCGGCGCCGGTTCGACCACGGTGCCTGTAATACCTTCAATGTGTTCCATGACTTTGTCGAGCTCCTCCTGTGTGATCAGCTCCTTGGCGCGTTGCTGGGTCGCGTGCGCCACAACCGACTCCCAGTTGCAGTACGAGCCCTTCTTAAACAGCTTGCCCGTGCTCGACCAGGAGGGCCAGTAGCAATGCGCCGATTTCATTGGAAAGCCCGTCCAGTCGCACTGGTAGAAGCTCGTGCCGTTCAGTTTGCGCTTGCCCATGGTCGCTTCACTGTCAGTCAGAAAAATGCAGTGGCGCGCGGGCTGCAGTGGAATCGAGCTGAGTGTGCTTTTATGATTCCTAATTAAAAAGCAAGCGCATTTCTTAATTCAAGCACTTCCGCTTGCTTTTCGTGTAGGCGATTCCCATCAAACGTACCATAATGCGGCGGCTGGCTCCCGTCATGCTTCCAGCGCGTCGGATCGACTTCGTTCTGAGCGCTGAGCTGTACCGTGCGAGGCTTGCGTTTCTCGGCCTCTGTGTGCCGCTGCCGGATGTACGCCGTCAGCACTAGTCCGACTGCCAGCCACGTAAGGTTTTCCATGGTTGAGATTGCGTCAGATTTTAGCCAGACCCGCGACAGTCGCCGTTCGGAAAACCGACGGAGCTGCAGTCGAAAGCGCGATTGCGGTCGCCGTGTGTGTTGGAGAAGTTCACCATCGCGTCGCACACGAAGTCGGGTACGTTAAAAAATACATTATTGTAAATGCCAGCTGAAATTGCAGGTAGCTTGCCCCAATTGCGATGCGATGCATAACCACGCGAGGAGTTATGGGTGCAGCGCGGTGTGAACTTGTCAACGCTATCGATCATCTTTGACGTCGGCACGAAATTGACCGGCAACGCGTCACTGTTATGGAGCAGTGGAATCGTGTTCATGACGGCTGCGTGATTCTTCAAGGCGCCACGGTGCACAGAGTAGGTGTGCCTCTCTGAACTGCCCGACAGTAGCCATTGTGCGTTCTTTAACGGGTCGACGGTCACTGTCACGTCCTCGCCGTTCACATAGACGTCGGGGTAGTCACGCGGTGTTGCGCTGGCATGCAAGTGTTCGGTAATGGGACCGCCGTAATACACGTCATCTTGTACGTACCCAAATTTAGTTTGCCCTTGGGATGGAGCCTCGAGATGGGCTTGCACAGGCGTAGAGAAGCGCTCGTAGGCCGCGTAACTCATTATTGTGTAATCTGTAGAAAATGTCTAGAGCCTTATCGTTCCACCAGGGCCCGCGTTGTTCTGGCCAGCAACTTGAGGTCCCTGGTTACGCCATGCGGACGATGACACGCCGCGAATGTGTGTCATTCCTAAAGCTGCTCCAAGCAGGTTCGTCTGTCCAATCAGACCGACTTCGTGGTTCGGGTTGTACAAGAGTGGTACGTGTCTAGGCGTACCGTTATCGTCAACAGTGATAGCTCCACCAGTACCCCGTACGACATTCGAAGTCGTCACCTGCTGAATCGCAGTTGCTGTTTGTTGGGATTCGTAGGCTGCACGCTGTGATGGACTCATTTGCGCGAGCGATGGTTCGTCTGGTGTAATGAGAAATCCATCACTGTCTGGATCGGTTGAGGGGTCTGATGTCAAGGTCGGATCATAATTACTGTCTTCTCCCATAACCCAATCAGCGAGGCTATCTGACGCAGCTCCAAATCCAATTGCACTCGCAAATCCTGCTCCAATGCCTGCTGCAGTAGCTATAGCCGATACACCGGCTCCAACAGCTGTACTTGCAATTTCGCAAGGCCCAGCAGCACCGAAGCCTGCTGTGGCAACACTACATGCTACAAAGGTACCTCCTCCTGCCGCCCAACCTAAAGCTCCTGCGACGACGGCTGTGGCAGCGCTCCCTGCTGCTACACCGCCAACGAAACTCGCTGCAGTGTGCATATGGTCTTTGGTGCGTTCCTTGAGGGAGATTTCTCCTTTCGAGTACGCAACCTCTGTGCTCACTATGTCAACTGCACTCAATGCAATGCCGGCAACTGTAAGCGCACCGCCGACTCCAGCACCGGCTTTACCGCCGTATTTCACAGTTTTTACAAAGTTCGGGTTATTGTCTAAACTTTGTATGACGTTGTTTGTACCAGCTTTTACGGCACTCCAGATTCCTGTCGAACTGGCACCGGCAGCTTCAGCGCTAGCGGCAGCAGCAGCGGTGTCCGCAGCATGGTTCGCGTTAGCAACAGCATTAGCAATTTCTTGCGCGGTTGAAGCTGGTTCTGGTGTTTGCGGCGTAAAACCCATGCCCTCCGTGCTGTATGCGGGTTGCTGTGGCTGACCTGCCCAATCCGTAGCAGCGTTGGGGTTGGGGTTAGGGTTGTTGGTTTCCGCCCACGCAGTATTCCCTGTAAATTCCGGAATATTGTCAGACCACTTTGGAGTCGTGTCACCATCGCTCGTCCAGGTTCCTGGTCCGCCGACTGAATACGCAGGGCCAGTGTTTGGAAGCCAGTTCGGTGTGCCTCCCGAAAGGTCGTATGCCCTATGCGCCGCATCCTCTGCTACGGCCCAAGATGGATGTTCTGCGTTAGTACTGTAAGCATTGCCAAGGTCTGAGTTCATCCAACTCGGCAATTCGCCCGTGCGCAGAGCAGTTTCGTAGGCATTTTGATACGCTTTGTACCAGCTCGGGTTCATTTCGTTGTTGTATTCGTAGGTACGTGTGTTGGGGTTTGCAATTGAAACATGATCCTCTATGAGATTCTCGTTTAAGCCAGGCCTATTTATTTCAAATTCACCTTCTTCCAGAGCATCCTGCGCGTCCCATTCCGCATCCTCACCTTCTCTAACTCGTACATACGCTTCATTATGAGGGTCGATGCTAACATGATGGTCTATAGCTTCGTTTAGTAACTTGTTCCATTCTTCAGCATTTTTGTTCTGTTTGGCTAACTCTTCGTACATGTCTTTGGCTAGCTTTTCAGCCCACTCTTTGTCTCTGGCTGTTTGGTTTACCGCACGCTGTGTACTTGCAGACACACCGGTGTCGTCAAAAGCCAATGAACCGACAAATTGACGCAATACGTTTTCCCGCGGTATGCCCAGGTAGTCTGCAGTGTCACTTACCTTTGCAAGTATTCTCTCAAACGTCGGTAGCTGCAGCCTTTCTGGGATGTAATCCTCGACTTGTCTAAAGATTTCGTCAGCCTTTGCTGGAACGTCTTCAGCTCCTACAGCCTCACCAAGCTCTTGGTTCCGTACCGCCAATCTGTGAACACTGGCTTTAACTAGCTCTCGCAATCTTACTTGTTTTGTCCATACGAAGTAATCAGCGGATCGTGCGAGCGCGGCCACCTCCCCCTCCGTCAACTCAGGAATCTTTGCACCTTCTGGCAGATACTTGTTGAACTGCTGAATACTGAAGCGCATAAGGCCTAGATCTGTATCGACGTCACGAATCATAGTCAAATCGGTACCTATGGTTTGTTGTAGCTCAGCGTTCCTTGGCAGGTTGTTATGGTAGCCGCCTACGACCTGTTCAAGAGGATTCGTTGGGTTTCGAGCGAACATTGGATCGCGTGCCCTACGCCAAGCTTCGCTGCTAGGTCCTATTGCGTTTTGTACGCGTTCGATCGTGTCGGGAATGACACCGAGAAGAGTTTCGGTAAAACGTAAAGGGTCCGCATCTACAACGCTTTCGTACAATGAGTTGTATGTTTTCTCACCAGCCGTCCACAGCGCCTTGCCTCCGCCGTAAAGGTTGCTGTGAGTATAACGAGCCGCTTCCAACACCTTGTTTGCTGCTTTTAATTTTTCCAGGATTTCGTACCGGTCTTTCCACAGTGAATTGATGTAGTCTTGTGAATTGATGAGGTCTTCATTACGACGTCGTCGCCTACTTTCAAGTAGCGCTTGTTCACGGCGTTTCTTTTTGGCTATGTATTCTGCGCGGTCATCGTCGTGTACAATCACAGTATTACTCGCTTTCTCCGAGGTATTTACTGGTTGATCGACATCCGTGATTGCGGCATGTGTGCTTTTGATTTTTTCGTACTCTGTGCGCACAACCATAATTACGGAAGGGTGAGATTTTTGTGTGTTAAATTCCTGATGTAATCTCACAAACATGAGCCATTACATGATGCACGGTTTTGGTAAAGATTATTCAAAGGCAAGACAAAGCTTTAAGCCTTCGCCACCGCCCACAGCCGCGCCCGCACCGCAAACTAACAACACTACGACAACTAATACTACAAGACGCTACAAAATCAACATAATACCCCCCGTAGATCACCAGGTCGGAATGGGGTTTAATAATTGGAATGCGCCTCAACTGCCAGCACCGCCTAAGCCGCCAGGTATGCCGCCTCAAACGCCTGCAGACATCTTAAATAAACGCAAACGGACAGTGCCTACTAACAATACACAATCAAACGCAACAATACCAAAAGACTGGTTTGACCGTTGGGTTGGTTACAAGAATGTACCTATTCCTTCTGTATTTGGTTTTGTATTTGATTTTGCGTATGATAATTTTAGGGCGTTCGAGGCGCCAGATTTTAGGGCGTTCGAGGCGCCAGATGGGTTCAAACAATTTTTTTACCTCACTGGGAATTCGACTCAGTTTCTCGGAAATGCAACTCAGTTTCTCAGCAATTTGAATGATCCACAAACCAGAGGTCCAGTGCTTGCTAGTTTTGCTGACACGGTAAGTAAACCAATTCGTGAGACTACGGATGAAATACGTCTCCTAGGTCGTAACGCGAGTAGTGCAATTGCAAAAGCAGCAGATGCAGTTGCTGGCGCTGCTGGTCAAGCTGGTGGTGCTGCTTCGGATGCTTCGTCACGAATCGTCAAACTCTTTGACAACGAAGTGACGCGCGTCATTGTGTTGGCTGGTGGTGTGTTCATTGTATACAGTATTGTGACTAAAGGTCCTTCGCAGACGGCGGCGGCGTAGGCGCCTGTCTCGACATCGCTTCCATCGCACGAGCGACTTGCGGATTGCCATTGTTTGCGCTGTGCACTGTGTACATGAGCGTCGCCGTGGCCATAACCAGACGCATTTCCGGCCCGACGTACATGTTCATCGCGTATTTAATAAAGAGCTCGTCCAAAATCGGTGTGAATTGGTCTTGATTGTCCTGTGCCACCTTCGAGAGGCCGGTCAGATTGAGGCCGAGTGGGTTGTAGTACTTCGTCGCTTCCTCGACACCGGTCAGGGCCAGCATGAACATCTGCGTACCCATGTGTCCTTCCTTCTGACCCAACTGCTGCTCGAGGTAGTGCAGCTCGTCAAGCAATTCATCAGAGGTCGACTTCGCGGACACCTTGTTGCGCGATTTCAGATGTGTAAAGCGCTCGCGGTACGCCTGTATCTTGTCTAGCACGCGACTTTTGTCTACGACTGGTTCGGGCGGCGGGGGCGGCGGGGGTGGCGCAGTAGGTGCAGCTTGGGTCTGCTGCATGCGCTCTTCTTTCTTGGCGGCGGTCTCGGCTCGCAAGACTGTCGCGTAACTGTCTTTCTTAGTTCCCTTTTTACGCGACTCAATTACCGGCTCCAACACTTCTGGGTCTAACCCGCCGAGACGCAACGGATCCTCACTCATGATTACCTACTGTCTTAGAAAAGAGCTCTAAGTACCGCCAAAACTTATCATGCAAATCCACACGCGCTTCTACCTCCTTTATGATCTTAAGTACGATCAATGGTATGTTCTCCTTGTCTTGAAGCAAAGGTGTGAAGGCGCGCTGTGTGAGTGCTTCCGCGTAATTGTCGTGCAAGTGTTGCGCCATGGCGACAATTTGTACCTCTTGCAGGTGGCTTACCGCCGCACCAGATACGCCTTCGTTTTCGAGCCAAGTAGCCATGTTCTTCAGCTTTTCACGCAAGAACGCCCCGACTGTACTCATGTGAATAGAAAGGCAATTGCACCTACTGTCAGTGGCGTCAGAAGAAAGTGACCATTGCCATCGGATGCAGGACGCATCGTTCCGTCTTCATGGAACGCGCCTTTTGGTAATTTAAAAGCGTACGCAACGGCTGCTGTAGCTAAAAAAGCGGTCAGACCCCGTTTTGACGGCGTACCCAGGCCTGCGTCGACCAACACCCCTCTCCAACCCTCAATGACTAGTTGCTCCTGGACTGGCATCTTACGCATACTTCAGATTAAGTTAATAACCGAACCAACCCTTGGGAGCCGTGCCCTTCACGCCGCCGCTGCCGTCGTAATCGCGAGCGCTCTGGCGGTCGGGGTCGAGATTCATGACCGAGCGCGCCATCGAGTTCAGGTCACGACCACTGCCCAGCGGCTGACCGGCGTCCGACTGCGTCCAGTCCGTGCGGTTCGCCGGCCGCTGACCCGACTGCGCCGACGCAAACGGCAGCTGCACACCCGGCTCGTGCTTCTGCCAGAACTGGTACGGTGCAAGCCAGCTCGATTGGTACGCGGAATCCTTGGCGACGCGTTTCGACAGCGAGGGGCCGTCGATCTTGCCCTGGTCCATGAGGTACAGGAAGTGCAAGTCGTCGAACGTGTTTACACCCCAGTTGTCGATCATCTGCTTGCGGATTGCGTAGTCGTAGTCGTCATGGACCTGCGCCACACGCCGATGCACGAATTCGGGGTAGACTTCCATGAGCCACTTCAGGTTACCCGGCTTGCGCACGTCGATGAGCGTATTGATGTAACGATCGAAGTCGGCGAGCTCGGCCTGCTTCTTCATCGCCTGCAGGTAATCGACCTCCTCGTCGCGAATCGGGTCCGGACGCGGCACCGCGGAAGAGCCCTCGGTCGCTGCTGCGTTGCGGATGGCCGCGCGCGCGACCATGCGATCCTTCATCTCGTTCGGGACCGCGTACTTCGCAGGCGCCATGCCAGAGTAATTGTACCACTCCGGTGCGCCGGCCGGACGCGACATGTCTTCGCCGCCCACTGGTGGGGTCATCTTCTGACGCGCGCTCATCTCGCGATCCGCCAGCTCGTTCGCCATCGCGCCGCCGAAGCCAGCCTGACCCGAATGCGCATTGTACAGTTCCATCGCACCAGTACCTTGAGTTTCAGCCATTCCAGCACCTGCAGGAGCCATGCTTCTCTGGAGAGGAGTCAGAAACTCTTAACCATGTGACACGCACAGCTTGAACCAAAGATGGATTCTGCCCATGTCAGCGGCCTCGTTGAAACGGTTGCGCACGTGAATCGTCAGTGAACGCGTGTCGGTCTTCGGTTGCTCAAAGATGTGTGTGACCAAGCCTTGAATTTCCTGCTCATGCACCTCCAAACTTCCGTGTGCTGTGCCATGCTGCTCGAAACCGGCATGTAAGACAGCGAATGCACCGTTTGCGACACTGTGATTGCTGATGACGTCACCGGGTACTTCATCAATGTGCAAGGCTATCCAGTCATCCTTCGCCACTTCGTGCGAGGTGTGATACCCGACGTTGTTCTTGTTGGCAAACGTCGCGGCGTACAGTTTAATCCAGTGAATGGCCTTGATGCCGCGATCCAGTTTGACTTGCAACGAACGCTTGTGCGGATTGACTCGTTTGAACAGCGGATACTGCCACTGCTTGTAGTAAATTTCGCTGTCTACTTTTGCAGCGGGATCGGNTCCATAGGCATAGACAACAGTTACATCATTATCTGGCCAGTTTTCGTTACCGTTGTGCGCCCAACTGTGATTGATGAACGTCACATGCCGTTTCGGCAATGTTTTTGTGGCGAGGGTGTTGCCGGTGAAGCCTCGGAGCTTCTTGTCTAGAGCAGGTGTGGTCGCGTCTAACTTCATGTTAATCCGGTACGCGTAATAAGTTTGAGTGAGTTGCACATACTTTACTTTTCCTGAGGNANTTGTGGACCCTGCACCCGGTCCATCAGCATCGTCCCATTCACCATCGGCATCAGTCGACTGCTTTTCGAGTACATCATTGCTGTCTGTGCCATCACTCGCCTCTTTAGGCTTGAACCAGCTAATGTCTGCGTCAGTGGAACCATTCGCAACTTTATTCACCTTGATCTTCTCCAACACGGTTAGGTATTCAGAGTAGCCGTTCGAGCCAACATTGCCAATGCGTATAGTGTCGCCTACTTCAAGCTCCCACACGTTCCAGCCCGGCGCCGCAGTCATGATCCAATCCGTCTCCCAATTGCACACCAGTGCGGTAATGTCGTCTGTGGTCGGGTAGTACGTCAATGCACCGTCAGTCTCAGCAAGCTCTACACTCCACACGGGACCTTGCCATACATCGTCTTTGTTGTGTGCTACAAATGGCGTCGTAGCTACAGGTTCGTCAGTATGTGTCGCAAAGACGTCAATCACTTTTTTTATGCAATCGGCCATGCTTAGCTGCAGGTTGGAACATCTTTCCAAATTAGACACATGCATGGGGAACTCTTGCCGCAAAGTGGCAGTCGACATTATCCCCGATGAGGAGGTCATGTTGAAGGCAGTAGCAGCTATTAAAGCATTTCAAGAACTACTGCAGGCCGGGCAACCACTGACAACGAAACAGCGTAAACAGTTACAAAAAGTGATAAAGACACAGTGAAGACTTTTTCCGAGCAGTTCAGAAAGCGAGCTGTATGCGATGTTCGACACGCAAGATGCTGTCGCTGCTGCTTTTGCTGATCTGGAGCATCTCCTTGAAGAGCGTCAACCTGCACACGCAAGATACGTGTGTGCTGTGTGTGGTGGCACTCATTTTGATCGCGGAAGCAATCCCGGTCATTCAGAGTGCTACTACGATGTGTGCACCAGTTGCGGTACTATTATGGCAAGCACGTTTGGCGTCTGCGACGATCAGCGCTACCCTCCACGGCGCTCTACGTCTAATTACAAACGTATTCATCATTGGCACGAGCGCATTTCGCAATTACTGCTGCAGGAGAGTGCGATTCCTCACGACGACTTTCTGCAAATTGCAGAACGCTTACTTGACGGCTCGCACACCGTTATCAACAAAGATGTCATCCGAAGCGTACTCCGATCTCTGAACATGCAACTGTACATCGAGAAGTGGCTGCAGATCATTCAGCGCGTGACGGGCATTGAGCCACCGAAACCAGGAAATCAGTTGTTAATGATGTTAGACCACTCTTTCACCGAACTACAACAGCCCTTCACACACTTCAAGGCACAGGGCCGCAAGAACTTCCTCAACTACAACTACGTCTTCTGTCGCCTGTTCCAAAAGCTCGGGTGCGCGCAGTTCTGCATGTTCTTTCCGCTGATCAAGTCGCGCCAAAAGCTGCGGGCGCTTGATGAGATGTGGGAAAGCATGGTCAGCAGCTTGCAATGGCCCGTTAAGCCGCTGCAGCAGATTGCGCCATTTGCTGTGAAACTCGAGCAACCTGCTGCTTTATTGGCAGCGATAAGGCACCGAGGCGCGCCTGTAGCTCCGGTTGAGACGAATACAGCGAGTACGAAAACGGGATTCCGAAAGTCGGATCAACGCCTTCTCCACGAACTAAACCGGAAAAGGTTGCCAAAGCGGCGCCGTTCAGACCAACCTGAACTAGAGCTTCAAAAACTTGGTTCGTCAGTGAAGCGCCCTCGGTCCGTTTTGGCAGCACGGCTTCGATTGTAGAACCGATAAGGAGGCCTGCAGTCACTTGTGTGATCGACACCTGGATTGCGCGAGAGGTCATTTGCTGATCGGTCAGAAAAGGACGGGATGTGACCGCACACTAGTTGTAGCAGGGTAGCCCCCCGACTTGATCGACATGTCCGAGAACTCGTGAATCATTTGATCCCATGGCTTCGGCATGATGTCCTTCGCACTCAGGAACTGTGACGCGCTTGTGGGCCCCTCGCGTGGCGGAACTTTCGAATCTGCGTTCATTGCCGACTGCCAGTACTCTTTGCTGCCCATGCGAAACGGTTTGATCTCCTGTGCCTTCCACCAGCGCAGCATTTCCATCGGGTCTACATGGTTTTCGGGGCAGGTGTTGACTACTAGTACTTCGTTGTCCTCTGTGTACGCGTCAACGATGCGATTGAAAGCGTCCTTTGTAAGGAAGTCACCAAAGTCCTCCCAGAGAGCTTCGCGCTGCCGACCTTGAATCGTTTTGAACACCAAACAAAAGTCGGTGTTGCCGCGTAGGGTCGGGGTAATGGCTTTGGCGTACTGTGTCGTAATCATAACAAAGAGACGGTAGTGACGGCCGGCCACGAACAGTTCCATGAGATTTTCGTCGTACTTCAAGCGTTGATCCGAAATCACATCGTCTAGTAAGACGAAGAAGGGGGCTGCCTTGTCCTTCTGTTCATCTGTCATGTTCTTGTCGTTGAGTATCTCCTTCTGTCGCTTGAACACGGCATCTAAGATCTCAGGTTCATACTTGGCGTAAATGTACTTTTTAGGAACATAATCACGCCAAAACTTATTCAACTCATCAGTCTGTGAAATGACAATACCTGCTGGTATCTTGTCTTTCATTAAGTACATAAGATTGCGCAGGGCCCACGACTTTCCCGTCCGACGCTTTCCACAACACACCACAGTTGCATCTATCTTCAGTCCGCACTCTTTCTCGGGGTCTGCCATAGGGTCCCAGTATGGCAGGTCCGGCAGATTGATTTCAGCGTACTTATCTGCCGACAACACAGGCATGGTCGCATTGCGCCCGTATTTTACTTCTTGTGAATTAGGGGGCGAATTGTTCGTTTGCATTGTAAGTTGAAGTAAGTTCAGAAACTTGGTCTACATAGGGCTTCGCAAAGGCCCAGTCTGCATTTTGGAACGCAGCTACTTCAGTCTTCTGCTCGAGGTTGGCGCGCTGGCACACTACTGACACGTCGGCGAAGCTCCAATGAATCCCAAACTTGTCTCCTCCGACGCCGGTGTACACTTGATTAGCGTAGATCGTCGCGGCTACGATGTCGCCCGGTGCCACCTGACCATGCGGAATGGTTTGCCCTTTGTGATCACAGACTGTGATCTGACGTGCATACTTACCGCCCATACCGTCCCACGCAAACTTGGAGGTGCTTAAATTCATCACATGCCCATTCAGCACCCCCGTCTGCTTGTCGTACTTCGTGCGTATGGTCCGAATCTGCAGCATCTTCACTTCATCGCGGTTGAGGTTCTTGCGGCCAAGGATCTTCAGCTGATGCTCGGTCACAAAGTCCAGCAACTTGTCGTCAATTTGCTCCAGTTTCTCCATGAACTGCTTGAACTCCGCGTTAGGCTGGTCGTTAATGTGTGTGTCGTTCAGATCCAGTGTGAACTTAGCTTTTGTTACATCCGTAGGACCGAACATAGTGCCGAAATTGCCGTCCCCCGACACGCGCGGCCACAGCGTCACAGCCGGGGCGCTCACCATCGATACCGCCGCACCGGCTGGCTGGTACACCATGCTCACCGTCGTTTTACCATTGCGGTCGGTACCAAGCGTGAAGGCAATCTCGTTCGGGTTCAACTCTTGATGCTTGTAGAAGTGCTTCATCTCTCTACCTGTAGTATCGGTTAGAAATTCCAGTGCGTCGTGTGTCATTGTCTACCACTGTCTGAAACTCATTGTCAGAAGGCATGTACCCGGTGAGTGTGTCAGGGCCATAAGGCAATTTGACAGGACCTTGTTCAGTCATTAGCTCCTGAAGTGGCCGCATTTCATGCCTTGCAAGCACGTTCGGCACGTCAGCAGAGCGACACGTGTCTTGCGTCGGGATCCCACCCTTGCCCCATGTGGGTTTTAACACGTCGTTGCGACGCGGCGCACGCTCCTGAAACCCGCTAAAGATGGGTTCACAGCCTGGGTTCGGGCGGTCGTCAACGGTGTACACACCTAGGTCAGGCGGCACCATGTACGGGCGCAATGTCCTGCCGAACTCCTTCGCTACAACGTTGCAACTTTGAAACGTCTGTTGCGCCATATTCACAAGGACGCTTAGAAGAAGACTCCTCGTCGCTCGAGTACGCAAACGGATCGCTTGGCGGGCCCTCCCATCTGCCTTCCTGAGGCCCAGGTTCCATGTACTCCCAAAACTCGTAGCGGGTGTGTGCGTCGGACTGCTCGATGCGTTGTAACACTTCGGTCTTCTCTGCTGTCGTCACACGAGGCAACGTGTCACACCCGCGCTTCATGCACGCGTAAAAGAGTGTGTACCGGTCCAGTAAGTATGCAAAGAGCTCGGGATCGCGGTACACTCTGTACACCTTCATCTCGGTGGGGGTCCAGCTGATGTAATCGCACCACTGTCGATCCAGTATTTCCAGCAGACCGTTGATTTGGCAATAATACACAGGCGGAATCTTAGCGTGGCACACTTTGTTCACGAATGGACACTTGACTTCAATCATGCCTTCCGTTCCAATCAAGCCGTCCGGGGAGCCGCCGAGCCAAGGGTGGTCGGGGTGCTCAAAGAAGCCTTTACTCGTAACTACATTGCCCGTGCGCACCATGTAATCTTTGATCGCATTCTTTTCATTCTTAGTGCCCCAAGTGCACGCCTCAATGTTGCCCTTCCACTTTTCTTGACCAAGCTCAAGTCGTAATGCTTTGGCCCGACTCGTGTAGGGACAGATGCCAGCAGCTGCGCCAAATTTGGAGGCGGTCAGCTTGCCTTTTCGTGCGCTAAACCAAGCTGGCGTGCCTTGCTGTGTATTCATTACCCTATTTGCAGTGTGAGAAAAATCTCATGAGAAAGCATCATGACGTGGGATTGGAATGCGCGAGGTGCACTGCCAGCTGACGCCACATCGACGGGTACGGCCGCGGGTGGCAGCATCGGTACCAAACAAGAGGCGGGCAAAACACAGTCGTGGCCACGCTACGAGGCTGAGTACCTGAAGCGCGCGATTCAGTCGGAACGCTACAAATACGACACGGAAGGTCTGAGCGATGCGGAGAAGAGTGTGTACCTGGACAAGATCGTGGCCAACTACAAGGAGGAGGCCGATGAGTGCCTGAAGGCTGAATTCGAGCAGTGGTTGCAGGGGCAGCATGAGGCAAACGACACCAGCAAGGAACAGGTGTACGAAAATGCAGACGGGAAACCGGTGCGTCGGTGGCTCTTTCGTTCGGCGGAAAGCACCGACGCGGAAGGACACAGTAAGGTCGGGCAGGCGCGGGCGGGATGGAAGCACACTCCCTGGGGTCGGGCGTCGTTGCTACATCTGCCGGGTGTGCGCGAATACCTGCGTAAGCAAAAGGAAGAGTCGCATGACAAGGACATGCAGATGCAACTCTTAGCGGAGTTCGGGCCGCAGAACCTGGAGCAGGCGTTCCAGTATTTTAAGCACTGGGTCAAGGGGCGACCGCTGTCCGACGCAGTTGCGATTCCGGCTCGCTATCCGACCGACGAGGTGGTGTCACGATCGGAGTTTGGCATGCAGGCTCCGCAGCGCATGTACGCGTACGACTCGACCCCGAACGATCGCCAGCCGGGTGTGTTCGCAACCGACCACAATGCTGCGACCGCCGCGGTTGCGATGCCCGGCGAGCCTCCCAAGCGCATCACGACCATCAGCGAGGATCAAGAGCTCGAAGACACGCGCGTTTTCAAACAGCGCTTGCAGGACTTTCTGTCAGCGCAACAGCGCGATCTGCCTGCAGCGGAGGTGCGCGCACGCGAGGACAGAGCCGAGGCGCAAGAACAAGCGATCAGTCAGGAAGTTGTAAATGACGCCAGAGACGAGGCCAGAACACAGGAGCTGCGCCAAGCGGAATTGACTGCACCCGTACTTCCGCTTTTGCCTGCACTCAAGTAGTTTTCTGAAGTATAACAAATGCAGCGCCCGGATCCGTTCTTCCAAACACATAAGCCACACAAAAATGGATACCTTGAATCCCTGCATCGCACGTACGGTGAGCCAAAATCAGCGCTGCCGACTCGTGGGGATGCCCTGTACCAACGAGCACTTGAATTTCGCCAAAACGAGAAAGCAAAGTATTCGCAAATCGAAGCAGACGCGCGTACGGCACGAGAAGAAGCTGACACACTGAGGGCCCGCTACAATGCGCTGCAAACCGAAACACAAGAAATTAAGCGGCTTTTCGAACAACTTTCCAAGCTACAAACAAATGACGTACATCCCAGTGCCGATTCCGGTGCCGAACCGCATGCCAGTCGTTCCGGGGCGGGCGAACCTGCTGTCGCGAGCGCAGGAGTCGATCACGATGCCGATGGTAGCGCTGGTGCTGGCAGCCGCAGCAGTGATGTACGGATACCCAACACCGACAAAAACAGTGATGAAGGAGTCGGCGGGGTCGTGCCAGACGAAGTATTGCCAGGCGGCGGAGATGTTCGTAGACAGGCCGCTGAACACACTACTGAAGGATCAAAGTCTGGGAGTCGGTCTGCAGAGGCCAAAGAATCTGCCGGGTCCGAGCGCAGTTTACAGCAAGATTAAGACTGACCTGCAGCGTGAACAACTGCTGTCTCCTGGTGTTAAATTGGTTGCGCACACGGTTGCATAAATTCTGGAGTGTAGTTAGACATGCCACAGCTGCAGATTAACCAGGGTCCTCAGGATGCGCTCCTTTACGACAACAGCCGCTCATACTTTACTAACGTCGGCTACGTGCGAACCAGTAACTTCCAGGTCGAGTATCGCAAGGTCGATCCGCAGAACACTCCTACGTGGGGCTCGACGATGCAGTTCATCATTCCAAAGGCCGCCGACCTTCTCGGTCCAGTCGATCTGCGTGTCGAAATTCCACATCTTGCAAATAAATCGTTTACAGCCGTAGCATCAAACGCAGGCAGTGATGTTACCACTCGTATGTTCACGCAGTGGGTAGACGAGCTTGGGTTTGCGATGATTGAGAAGATCACGTTCTCGGTGGGGTCGAACGACATCGAGACCATTACCGGCGAGGAGCTGCAGATTCGAAACGAGCTCATGACCTCGGACGAGATGCGCTTGGGGCACGGTACAGTCTTAAAGACGGGTCGAGCTGCGTTCGTGACGAAGGTTACCGATGCTTCCGATACTGTAACATACAATCGCGAGTTGCCAGGTATTGCCATTAGTGGTACTGCAGGAGACGCTGGGGTTGGCCCAGACACCAAGGGGAAATACCTAGGTGTGAACAAAGACTGCACGCGTCTAGTTGAGGCCTTGGTAAACGCCACTCCTTACCTGTCTGACGATCGGCACCTCATCATTCCACTCGGCCTTTTCTTCACGAAGCACGTGTCGCAGTACTTCCCGCTCGCGGCCGTCGCTGGGTGCAACGACATTCGAATTGCAATCAAGCTGCGCCAGGTTACGGAACTTGTGCAGATGGGCGGTAAAATTAAAGTGGGTCTAACCGCCCAAGGTGCAGGCACCTGGCCAGTCATTAAGAACCCGACCTGCCACCTCATGTGTCATTACGTGCATGTGACGGGGCCGGAGGCGCAGACGCTCATGAACAAGGAGCACGTGCGTCTGATGAAGCTATTCCAGCATCAGCACGAAACGTTCACGACGATTGCGGGAAGCAAGTTTGAGTTGAATTTGTCGTTCTTGCATCCGGTCAGTACCTTGATCATTACTCTTCGCAACGAAAGAGATTTGAACAGCAGCCAGACGGTCTTTACTCAGGCGGCTGCACAGGATACTTCTGTGGATCCTAATGTACCAGCTAAAGCAGGTTACGCTGATCTCGACACGTCATCGAAGGGCTTCTTCTTCTACCACGGCGACGGCACGGAACCGAACTACGACCGTATGCTCCAAGATGATTCGAAGGGTTCAGCGCTCACGGTCACGAACTTGCAGCTCACACTCAACGGGCAGGAGCGCCACCCCGGTTTGGACAAGGGTATCGACACGGCGTACCTGCGCGAGCGCCTGATTCCGATGCTGCACTCGAACAGCAGCCAGAAGGAGAGGGCGATGATGGGGCTTACGGGTCCAGCATTTAGTCATGCGTACGGTCTCGAAGGTTCGAAGAACATTTTCGTGTACCCCTTCTCGCTCAACCCCGAGGGCTCGAACCCGTCCGGCGCGGTCAACTTTTCAAAGGTCTCGCACGCCAAGCTGTCGATTCACCTTAAGGAGAGCAGCATGCCATCGGAACTTACTGCCAAGGGTGTCCGCGTCGACGTGTACGCGCTCTACTACAATTGGCTGCAGATCAAGGATGGCCGTGCGCTGCTCAGTTTTGCTTAATCTAATTCGCTTAATTGTCAATGAGCGTCACATGTCCGATCGAGTGCATGACCACGGCAAAGGAGGTCGCCTGTCCCGATCCGGACTTTTTAGAGCGAAACGGTGCGTGGCTGTTGACAGTGATTGGTATGGGAGTAGGCACGTTAGGTACGGTCTTAACGTATTTCCTAAAGTCGCGGTGTAGTAGGATCAAGTGCTGGGGTGTGGAGTGCGTACGTGACGTGGTGAAACTGAGTGCAGCGCAAGTGGAGGTAGTGCCAAATAAGACAAGTTCCAACGTGTAAAGAGGCATGTCTTTAGTTGTGGCCATCGACGTCGGGATAAAAAATTTGGCGATCTGTGCCTTCGATTTCATAACAAATAAGGTCGTACACTGGGATAACGTGACGATAGTTCCAAACGGACGATACATACCTGCGCAAAATGTGCAGTACGTTCGCGACTTCGTGCAGCGTCACGACACCCTCTTCTCGCAAGCGACTGCCGTTGTGGTGGAGCGCCAGATGCGGTGTAACATGCGTATCATCGAGGCTCTGCTACAATGCATGTTCTACGACCGGTGCTACGTCATCAACGCGCGGTGTGTCAAGATGCATTACAACTTAAGCACACGAAACTATCGCTCGAACAAAGCCAAAGCGGTGGAGTGGGCGGGCAGATTCATTGCAGCAAATCCAGATACGTTCGCTGACAATGTAACCCATTTGTTCACAAAGGGTGGCAAGCAGGACGACTTAGCCGATGCATTGCTACTGGTGATGTACTACCTCGACACTTATTCTAATCAGTTGAACAACCAGTGATGCCCTCCACACGTAGCCAGGTCGATACGCTTGAGAGCGGCTTGCCGTACGACTATACGGACGACGAGTTCGACCCGGACTACCGCGAAAGTAGCGAGGAGGAGGAGGATGAAGTGCCGAAGACGATGCAACGCGACCGGGCCAAGTGGATCGAGGACAACGTAGAGGACATAGAGTTTCTGTATCGTCAGCTGATGCGAGATGGTCGCAGCATGTTTGGAGATTCGTTCCTACAAACTGGTACAATTAACACATTCGCGAATTTCCTGTACCGCAACACTACTCCCTTTTCTGAGGCGTAAGTACAAATGTCGGCGTGGGTCATTGCGCTAGGTCTGTCTGCTGGGTACCTGATGACGAAAAACTTGCAAATGCAGAAGAAGCTCGATGAGCAGATCAAGATACATCATGAGCAAGCGGAGCCAGCCAAGCCAGGGCCCACGACCGAACGCATTCGTGACGTGCAGCGCACTGTGCCCGACGCGGACAAGTACCAGGACATGAACATACAGGACATTGATCGCGAGAGAGTGAAGGAGCTCACGCAGGCGCGGGAGCAGGCGCATCAGGAGGTTGCTGCTTTCGAGCAGGGCCCGCCGCCGATTCAGGGCGTGTGGTTGAATTTTGGCGACCGCGGGCTCGCGTAGTGCGCTCAGACTTGATGCGGCCCGCAATTCGTTTTGCGTGTGTCTGTTTTGCGCGGTCGTTCACTTGGTCGTAGGTCTGCTCGAACTGCCGTGAACTGCGCCGGCTCAGGTCGTGTTCCAATGCCGCTTGTTGTGCATGCATTTGCTGTTGTTGCAACGCGTACATACGAGGGTCGCCGTACCGATTCTGTAGGTTCCATTCCCACGAGTTCACGGTTCCCCGTAGGCGGTCGCACACCTGTCTGCGCATTGCGTCCATTTCGGGGCACGACATTTGTAGCAGCATCGGAAAGACGTTTGTTGGCCATACAGCATGTAGTTAGCATAAGACAGTAAACCGTAGCGACGACACCGAGAATGAAACACAAGCCCGCTAGCAGCAAACACTCAATCTCAACCGAAAACATTTATTACAATCGTGGAAATTCTGACATTAAAGCGTCATGAATCTGCAAAGCTACATCCCGTGCTCCAAGGATCCAAAGTACCTGTCGTTCGTGCTCGGTCTTGCGAGTACGATGGAACTGCCGGTCGTCGGCAAGATGGACGTCGCATTCGCTGCGAACAGCCCTTACCTGACGCCTTACGTGCACTACACACTGCTTGGTGTGGGCGCGCAGGGTCTCGCCAATCTGCAGGGCGGTAAGAATGCACTTGCTATGGACTATGACATGTTTTGTGCGGTCGCTACGGCCATGCTTGGGGGTGTGGTGGGAGCTACAGCAAAGGGTCGGGGCTACCTGTGAAGACCAAAAGCGAGCATGTTCATTCCCAAGCACATGAAGGAGTGGCAGCCCGTACGCGGGACGCCGATGCGTCGCTGCCATTTCTGTGCATCTGGCCCACATCGGACGAGTGAACTGATACACGTGCTCGAGGCTCCGATGCGGTACGATTTCTGCAATGAGGCGTGCCTCGACACGTGGCAGCAGACGCGCCATGACGCAGACATGATAGAGTGGCTGAAGTTGGGTGCTGGCGAGAGAGCCAAAATCCAAGCATCTTACCGACATGAAGAATAGGCCGAAACAACAAGTTGCCGCCCTGCTTCTGCTGTACGCCGCGTGGATTACCTGGAAATGTCCGTGCAGGAAAGTGTGCAGCTGTCATTTGCCACACTTCTTTCTGAGTGTCGGTGGAGCCACTGCAATCATCCTGCATGACAACGCGTGAGCAGGAGATGCTGGACTACTACACCGACCGTTTTGAGCGTGAATACGGCGAGGCAAAGGAGGAGTTCGTGCGTTTGTCGCATTTGTTTAAGGAGGTGTGCTGGTACAATTTTGAGACGGCGTGTCGCACCTGGCGTCAACCCTGGCGCTTCACAGACCCCGACAGCACGGTGAGTGTAGACTGCATGCAGTTCACGCGCAAGTGGGAGCGAGGCTGTCTGATGGAGTACGGTAGGTTTCCTGTGTGGTATGAAGGCCCTGTGCGAGACGCGCCGCCCCTACCTCCAGAGATTGTGCTGCACGAGCTGCGAGACGCAAGAGAATACATGTTGGCCTGTCAAAAGCAGATTAGCGCCCCTTACGATTGGGCACCTGGGGGCAAATGCTATGAAGAACTGTGTCGTGTAACTTCCGTCGGTCGCCCTTGTCAGTGTGTAGAGTCCAATAAGCGAAAATTTTCCAGTTCAGAAGCAGTATGAGTGACGTCGAGTCTCTTGAAAGCGACGGCGCCGCGAGTGATGACAGCTTTTGTATTGCTGAGGTACTTGAGATGGTGCTCGACGAAGATGATTCAAACGCCCGCCTGTGCTACCTGTGTCGCACGACTGACGACGTAGAGGAGATCTTTGACCGGTCAGACCTCATGGACGGAGGCTTGCAACAACAGCTTGTGTTGCGGTATGAGAAACTGCATCCACCACCATGGGATGAGGTGTGCAGCTACTGTGATGGTGAGGGCTGTGAAGAGTGTGAATGTGAGGAATGCGACAATCGAATGCGTCACATTAATGGAATCAATTACGGCTGTTGTAAGCACCCAGTGATTTGATTTCTTCTAATGGTAAGGTACCATGCCGACTGAGACCAAGGTGACGAAGACGCGGAAGTACAGCGGCCCTGCGAAAGGCTCACAGGAGGCAAAGGACCGTATGGCCAAAGTTCGTGCGGCTCAGTGGGAAAAGAATGGCCTAGTCAAAGCTTCTAACTCACAAGCAAATGTTGCAAACGTTCCCGATTCTCACCGCCCTCCGCCACCTAACGCAAACTATCGAGGACCTCAGTAAAAAGGTGGACGACATGCAGCGTCAGGTAAACGACATGCAAGAAGAGTGGCGGCATGAATACGAGCTCGAATCGGAGGAAACGGAAACCGAAAGCGAGGAGAGTACGTCGTATGAGAGCGATACAAGTGAATGGAGCGCACAATCTGCCCCGGCAACTTTCTCATACAAACGACAGAGAGTAGATGCATCCTAGGTTCGGTGCGTTAGAGGTCGTCATGGTAGGTATTGGTTTGCTGGCACTCGTGCTGCATAAGCAAAGTATTACAAAGGAGAAGGACATGCATGCGGCGCGTGTGTATGCAAGACGTGTGTTTGAAAGTCGTATGCCGTATGTATAAAAACCTAAGATAATGAATAATGTCAAACGCCCGACAAAATCAATATTCATGGCTAGCAGCAATGGAGCAGCGTGTCACTGGCAGGGCTCAAGTTAGCCCTGTCACGCCTACACCGCCTCAAGCAGCGCCAATTTCTACGCCGCCTCAAGCAGCGCCAATTTCGTTACGTTTACCAGAACGTAATTTACCAGAACAACAAGCTTTGCCGTTTCGACCCTATTTTAATGTGCGACCACCTACGCCGTCTTTCGAACAAGCGAGCGCATCATCAGCAGCGCAAGGGACGCAGACAGACCCTTTGCCGCCGAGACAAGACATGGGTACACAGGGCCGCATAATTAAATTTTTGAACGACTTTGGCACAGATCCTATTAGCACGGAAGCATCATCAGCAGCAACGCAGACAGACCATCAAGAGACGCAAGCATCACAGACGCAAGCAATTTTAAGTGCACTAGTCGGGACACAAACGAGCAGAGTGGAAACCCAAGACATGGGTATTGGCACGCAACAAATGAGCGCATCATCATCAGCAGCAACGCAAACATTTCCAGATGCAAATGAAGCAGCAACACAGACAGACCGTTTGCGTCGTAAAATTCCCATTCTGGATCTAGAGGATCAAGAGACGCAAGCATCTCCAGATGCAGATGAAGCAGCAACACAGACAGATTTGCGGTACATAGCGGATCAAGGGACGCAGACAGACCCTGGTTTCCTTTCACGTTTGCCTTGGACAACTGCTGCTGCTTTGGCCGGTGTCGCAGCACTACCACTACCATTCATCTATGCCCGAGTCAAGGGAGCTTTGTGGCCGGATCAAGCTGCATGGGTCGAACGCGATAACAACCAGCCACCAGGTAAAAACATCACTGCAGTTGCACCTGATAACCGCAAGGCACTGCGCATTGCTTCCGTTGCGACGGTTGGCGGTGGCGGCGGTGGCGGCGGTTACGGTGGCGGTGGCGGCGGTGGCTATGCGACGTATGAAGAGGATCAAAACTGGTTGCCAATTGTGCTAGGCGCTATCGTTCTTGCAAGTTTTGTACGCTAAACTTCTATGATGCTCCAAACAGTGTTCTGACCTTGAGTTTGTACAGACACATTTGAGGTACTTGCAGTATAGCCGAACGTTCGCATGTCCAACACGTCACCTTGATTCATTCGCTAAACTCATTTCATTTTTCTGTTAGGAAAATAGAATGAGCTTAGCGCACGTAGGCAAGGTAAAACGCATCAGGTCGCCAAGTAGCAATGACA